TGCATCGTCGGGAAGTCGATGGAAACCAGCGGTGTCACGCCCGGCTTGGAGCCCAGCTTGCTGCCGTCCGCGGTGCCCTGGTACTTGCCGACCCAGAACTGCCCGATCGGCGCGCCGGCGCGCATGAATGCGGGGTGCAGGGTGAAGCCTGCCGCTGGCTGGTCGCTGATCCACCAGGCGCGCTTGCCGGCGTTGGGGCCGGCAGCGATGGTGCCGGCCTTCACGTAGAACGCGGGGATCTTGACCATGGCCTGGCCGTCGATGGTGACGTCCTGGATCTGCCCGTAGGTCTGGTGGCTGCTGAAAAACGCCGAGTCGGTCACCTTGGTGGCGCCGTTCTCGTCGATGCGCGCCCAGGTACCGGAGCCACCACCGGTTGACAGCAGCGCGATGCCCACGATGGTGGCGAATGCCGCCTTGGTGGTGAACTTGCTTTCGCCGGACCATTCCGACCAGCCCTTGGCGGCGCCCTGATGGCGCACACGCACGTAGTAGCTGGCCTCCCCTGCCTGCAGCACGCCCGCCGGGACCACCGCTGTCAGCAGGTTTACCGCATCGGTGCCGCTGTCCCAGACCGGGGCGCTGAAGGTGCCGCCGGCAGTGCGGATTTGCCACTGGCTGGCGGCGTGCGTGTCTTCGCCGCCGGAGACGGTGAACGAGGAGCTGGCCAGCGTTGGCTGCTCGGGTACGTCCACGGCGTTGCTGACCGGGCCGGTGATGGTCGGCGCCACCACGTAGATGAAGTCTGCAGCAGTGGCGAAGCTGGTCACGGCGGACCAGTCGGACCAGAGGCCGGCGACGTCCTGGACGCGGCCGCGCAGGTAGTAGGTGTTACCGGCCTGCAGCACCTCAGCCGGGACGCGGTACGACAGGCCGGAGCCCAGGGCGCCGGAGTCGTGCAGCACGGTGGCGAACAGGGCGTCGGTCGAGATCTGGAACTGCACTGCCTGCTGGGCATTGCCGGCGGGGCTGGTGTAGTTGTCCAGGGCCAGCGTCGGGCGCTCCATGATGCCGACCGAGGCGTCCGCCGGCGAGGCGATGGCCGGTGTGCTTGGGGCCAGCTCCGGGTTGAGGAAGCCGCCGAGGCCGGTGGGCGTGCCCAGGGCGACGATGTGCGAGAGGGTCAGCGCCTCGCCTTCGATATCCAGCCGCAACCAGCCGTCGCCGCGCATCGGCAGGATGTATTCGTAGTCCGCCATGCCGGCGGGGATGCTGCCGCCGCTGCGGCGCATGGACCAGCCGCATTCCTTCCACGTGCCCTGGTAGGCATCGCGATAGTAGAGGCGCGCTTCGGCGGCGCTGAGCGAGCGGCGGATGACCACGGCGCCGCCATCACTGTCGGTGCCGATGTTGATCGCCTTGGTCAGGTAGATATCGCCGACCTCGCCGCGGGCCAGCGCAGCACCCTGCACGGCGAGACTGGAGCGCGACAGCGTGGCGGTGGCGCTCCAGTCGCGGGCGAGGTTGGCGGTCAGGCGCACGCGCTGGCCGGAGAGGATGTTGGCGATCTGCACCAGGGCGGATACCGGCGCCGGATTGCCCTCTTCGTCCAGGGCGGTGGGATCGGTCAGCACGTAGTAGTCGCCGGCGCGCAGCGCGCTGGTGTCGGCCACGTCGAGCGAGTCATCCCCATTGATGCCCTGCACCACGGCCACCGGGTCGATATCGACCAGCGTATAGCCGGGCGTGAACATCTCGAAGTTGATCGCGTTGCCGCGGTAGAGCCAGTCGAGGCTAACGGCGCGCTGCACGGCCACTGAGCTGGTGGCCTCGACGCCGTCGAGGCGCTCGTCGAGGGTGGCGACCTGCTCGCCGAGGGTGGCGCCGGTTTCTTCGAGTACGCGGGCTAGGTAGGCGTCGTTATCCAGCAGCGCCTGGTGCACCGGGTTCCAGGTGTCCGGGTGCGCGACGCTGTTGGTGGTCAGCTGCGGGATGCTTTGGCTCAGCTGCGGGTTGGCGCTGGGGGTCAGGGGCATGGGGTTACTCCTCAGTATTCGAAGACGATGTCGAAATCCATCTCGCCGTATGGCTCGAGCTCGATGGGGGCAATGGTTTTGCGGGCGACCAGCACGCCGGAGGCGGTGAAGGCGCCGACCTCGGTGATGGCCAGGCCGGTGATGGCGCTGCCGGGCAGCGTGGCCGAGGCGGTGACCTCCGGGCCCGCCGCAGTGGTTGTTGCCGGCAGGCGCACAACCTCGGCCTGCAGGGCGGTATCGGCGTCTGGCGAGTACGCGCGCGTGCCGGTACCGAAGGCCAGGAAGGCAATCGGCGACAGCTCGCCACCGGTGGCGGCAGTCAGCGCCAGATGGCTGCGGTACGCCACAGTGGTCAGGATTGGGACGCTTTCGGTCATAGGGCTACCTGCTGAGTGAGGCCGTGCTGGCGGATGCGAGCGGTGATACGGGCGCGGACGCGGGTGGCGGCAGGCCGAGCGCCGAGGCGCCAGGTGCCGTCCAGTTTGTGAAGGGCGATGCGATCAAGGGCGGCGTCACCGAGGGCGATGCCCTGGTCGAGCGGCCAGCCCTGCAGGGTGAGCGAGTCGAGTCGTGCGCTGCCGTCCAGAGACTGGAAGCGCGGCGCCAACTGCAATGGCACGGCGGCTGCGCCGGTACCGACCGTGGCGCGCAGCTGCAGGCGCAGGCGCTGACCCATGCGGGCGTGCCCCGTTGCCCACGACCAAGTGCCGAGCAGACGAAGGCCGTCCAGCCGGGTGCTGCCGTCGAGCTGCTGCGTGGCGTCCAGTTGCTGCGGCGCGGTCTCGCCGCCCAGCGACCAGCAGCCGTCGAGCGTGCGGCGCTGCAGGGGTTGCACGCGTTGGCATTTGGCGAGGCGGATGCGAACGAGCTGCCGCAGGCTGGTGACCTGAACCGGGCGCCCGAAACGGGTGGACAGGCTGGTGATGATGGCGACCAGGCGGCTGCGCGCCGGGGCGTAGGCCTCGGCAATGCGACGGATACGGTCCTGCTGCTCTCGCGACCAGGCGCCGTCGACGGCGTTCAGCCGAATAGCGTATTCGGCCCAATGGTTGAGGGCGGTTCGGCGCACCACGGCGCCGCCCGCTTCAGGCGGCAATAGGGTGGCGCTGGCGTCGAGCGACCAGCTGCCGTCCAGGGTACGACCGCCAGCGGCGACCCACTCGCGGTGGTATTCGGCCTGCTCGACCAGCTCCAGAACGGGATAGCCGATGGCGGCCAGGGCTTGTTTGATGGCCCAAGGGGTGCCGCGCTTGCGGTGCCAGGCGATGGCGCCGGCAATCAGCGCGCGCTGCTGCGCCTCGGTGGTGGCCATGTCCCAGAAATCGACCGACAGCGCCCAGGCTAGGTACGGCAGGAACGCGGCAGGGCAATGCTCGGCGGACCAGAGCGTGCGCAACTCAACCGGCAACTGATCAACATCAGATGACGCGGCCTGCGCGTGCTCCAGCTGGGTGCTGTTGGGTGGCAGCAGATCACTCATGGCCGGTCACCAGCGCGAGCGTGACCGCCGTGCAGATGGGTGCGGCTTGCGCCTCGGGCTCAATGTCAGCCGCCGGGCTAAGCAGCTCGACGCGCAGCGCCCCAGGCTGATGCAGCGCGGCATAGATGCCGGACAGGCGCACCGGCGCATTGATGGCGTGCTGGGCGGCGGCGTAGGCCTCGGCGGCCTGTTGCGCGGCAGCCAGCAGTGGTTCCGGCGCAGCGCCGCTGCCGACGTAGATGCGGGCATTGATTGCCCAGGGTCGCAGGGTCGCGGCTTGCACCTGGATGGTGTCATTGAGCGGGCGAATGTCTTCAGCGCTGAGTGCGTCGGCGACTCGCTGCAGCAGCTCGGGGGTTGCGGTTTGCCGGGTGCGCGACAGCACCGTGACGCGCACAACGCCGGGCTGCGGCTGATCGGCTCGGGCATCGAGGACGTCACTGTCAGCGCTCAGGGCGTGGTAGCGGTAGGCGTTGACGGGGCCGGCAACGCTGAAGCCAAACGGCGCAAGCTTGCCGCGCTGGCGGTATTCGTCGTCGCCCTCGCCTTCCCGGCGCTCGGCGCCCAGCAGGGCGAGCAGGTGCTCAAGGTCAGCGCCGCCGGAAAATGCCAGCATGACCGCGCGCGCGCCGTCGTTGATGCGTTGGCGCAGGATCAGTTCGCGGTAGGCGTTTTCCTGCAGCAGTTTGACGAGGGGCTCGGACTCCAGCTCCAGGCGGGCAGCGATGGCGGCCTGCTCGTTTTCCGGGAAGAAGCTGACCAGGCGCGCCTTGCGCTCGGCGAGGATCTGCTCGAAGTCCAGGGGCTCGATGATATCTGGCGGCGGCAGCAGCGAGAGGTCGATGCTCATGCGACAGCTCCCAGTTGCAGCGGAACGCGCAGGCTCAGCGCTTCGTTGGTGTCGGTGCGCGTGCCATCCAGATCCAGCACGGCCTGGCCGGGCCGCGCGCCGCCGGCGAGCTGCACACGGCTCAGGCGGATGCGCGGCTCCCAGCGCATCAGGGCCATGGCGGTGGCGGCGTAGGCCTGCAGACGGGTGGCGTCGTTTAGGGGGGCGTCAATCAGGTCGGGCAGCAGGCTGCCGTATTCGCGGCGCATCACACGCGAGCCGATAGGCGTGGTAAGGATGTCGGCCACTGACTGGGCAATGTGAGCGATGGTGTCGATCGGGGCGCCGGTGGTGCGGTTCATTGCGGCGCCCCCGTTTTGCTCGGCCCGCCCTGAACGCCGCCATGCACGTGATTGACCAGGCTGATACCGGCCGCCAGCACGTCTTCGCTGACGGTCACGGTGCCGGTGATATCGACGTTGCCGAGGATGGTGACGCCGCCCGGTGCGGTGAGCTGGGCCTTGCCGCCGGTGGGTAGCGTGGCGCTCAGGGTATGGCTGGCGTGGTCGTAATCGATCACAGCCCCGTCCGGGTATTTCCGGCGGCGCACGGTGGCGCTGTTCGACGGCGCCGGACGTTGCTGTGAGTAGAGCCCGACCAGGGCAACGCCCAGGGCCGGTTCGCCGCTTGGCGCGACGAGGATGCACTGCTCGCCGACCGTGGGCGGGTCCCAGTCGCTACTGCTGCCGGCGCGCAGGGCGAGCCAGGGCAGGTTCGGCACGCTGAGCCCGCCGGTGCTGACGGTGCAGCGTGCGGCCGCGTGGTCCACCGCGGCGATGGTGCCGAGGCGGATCAGGTTTTCGAGGCGGCGCAGGAGGTCGGTGATATTCATGGCCCCATGCTGGCGTTCGCGCGCGCGGGGCGCATTCGCGGGGCTGTGAAGCGGCGGGCGTTACAGGGTTAGCGCACCAGGTGCTCGAGCAGGCGCTCGCGGATCAGCTCGAGATCCGCGTCGGTGAAGCCGAGCAGCTCGCGGCGGGCGTACTGCACATCCGGCGCGCCGGGGGCTGGGCGATCGCGCAGGCCGTACTGGTGGATGCGGGCGATGCGCGAGAGGCGGCCGGCAAAGCCGATGGCGATGGTGCTGGCGTCGCTCTGCAGGCGCAGGTAACGGGCGGTGCGCAGCTTGGTGAACATCTGCCGCTTGCGTTTGATTCGCCCGGCCTTGGCGCGTAGCGCCTGCCGGGATTTGCGCGGGGCAAAGGGGGTGCCGTCGGCGTTGCGCTGCGCGGCGATGCGCTGCTGCTGGCTGCGGCGCAGGTCGCGGGCGATGGTGCTGGTGACCTTGCGGCGCTCGGCCGGCTGCAGCTGGGCGAGCAGCGCGCCGGCCCAGTCCTCGAGGGCGCGCAGATCGTCAGCCATTGCTACGGCTTGGTTGCGGGCTGGCTATGTCGGTTCCGGTGCCGACGGTGCTTTCCCACTCAGCGAGCAGTTCGCCGTTGCCGAACAATTGCCACGGCCCAGCCGGGAAGAACTCGTCGAGCTGTGGCTCTTGCGGATGGTCAACCTGCAAGGTGCCGTCATCCATGCGCTTGACGATTACGCGCTCGGTGAGCGGCAGGGTGATGGACAGGTCCACCTTGCTGTTGTCGAGGATGTCGGCCTCGAACTTGATGGCGTCCCTGCCCCGCTCCTGGTTCTCCATCAGCTCACGCTGGTTGACCAGCACCCAGGCGAACAGCGGGATGGCGACGGCATCCGGATGGCCGGCGAAATCCGTGAGGATCAGGTTGAGCGTGTAGCTGTATTCGAACGACAGGCCGGGCGCGGCGGTGCTGCGCAGGCTGCCGTTGTCGATGAACACCAGCAGACGGTCGGGGTTGCGCTTGAGCTCGGGGATGGCCGCCAGCAGGTGGGCGCGCAGGGATTCGGGCTTGTTCATGGCTGGGTGCTGCGCGCGTTGTGGTCCACCACCAGGTCGACCTTGGCGGCGCATTCGCCCCAAGCGGCCATGAGGTAGTCGCCGTCGTCGCTCAGTTCGCCGTTACTGGCCGGCGCCGCCGGGTCCAGCGTGCAGCGCGTCACGACCGGACAGCCACTGACGGTAACCTGCGGCTCCGGTGATGGCGGGACGTTGGTGCAGGCGGCGAGCAGCATCAGGCAGAGGCTGAGCAGCCCAAGTCGCATGGGTTGGGTCTTCACGGCGGCGTTCCTTCTTCTTGAGCTGATCGGTGGCCTGGGCCTGGCGCATGTCGCTGAGCGTCTGCTGCAGGGCGAGCTGGTCCAGGCGCTGGGTGGCTACCTCGCCGGCTAGGCGGGTGATGGTGGCGGCCTGGCGGGCGTTGCGCTGTTGGGCGGTTTGCAGGCGCTCGCTGGCGAGATCGGCCTGCGCCTGGGCGGTGTCAATGCGCTGTTGCTGCACCCAGATCAGCAGGCAGAGCGCGCCGACCAGCGCGAGGCCGTAGAGGAGCTGGCGGGCGATGGTCATGCCGCGCGCTCCTGCTCGCCGGCGAACTGCGCATAGGCCCGGGCGAGCTTCACGTCGTAGAAGTTGCGGGCGTAGTTCGGGCCGTTGTAGCGGCGGGCGAACTCGGCCCACTTCCTGCCCTTGAGCGCCTTGTGCAGCGCGGTGTCGGTTTCGATGAACGACACGAACGCGTCGAGCTGCGCGGCTTCGGACAGCGCCATGGTGTCGGCGAAGTGCTGGGCGTCGAAGTAGCCGAGGCGCTGCCAGTGGTAGCCCATGATCTGGAACAGACCCCAGCTGGCGGACTCGAGCGCGGCAGCGGCGTGGATCTGCTGCGCCTGGGCGAGACGCTGATGCTCGGCGGTACCGCCGATGTAGCCGCCGGGCTGGCGGTTGACCAGGGCGGGATGCTTGGCGGCCAGTGCATCGGCCTCGGCCTCGCTCAGGCCGTTGGCCTGCAGCCGCTCGAACATCACGTGCCGCTCGAACAGGATCACCGGGCGGCCGTTGCTGGCAAAGCCCTCTCCCCTGCTTTCCACCTGGTTGACGGCCATGACGCTGGCCAGCGGCACGCCGAGGCGGTCGGCGGCCTGCTGGAGGTCCTGCCGCTTGAGGAGCTTGGAGGTGTCTCGCCCTGCGAGCGCGGCCAGGGTTTTCGGCCCGGCGACGCCATCGTCCACCAGGCCGGCGCGCCGCTGGAAGGCAGCGACGGCGCGCTCGGTCTGCTCGCCGAAGTCGCCGTCGACCGCTACGGCAAAGCCGGCCAGCGTGAGTGAGGCCTGCAGGTTGCGCACGGCGAGGCCGCGCGAGCCGATAGCCAGGAGTTCGCTCATACGCTTTCCACCTTGCGCTCGAACAGGCGCTTGGCACCGGCGCGAACGCCCTCAGCGCCGATCAGACCGATGATGCCGCCGAAGAACGGGGCGTATTCCTGCGGAATGCCAAACAGCGCCAGGCCGTTGCTGGCAGCCAGGGTGATCAGGCCGCAGACGACGGACTCGATGGCGATGCGGCGCAGCGAGCCGCCGCCGAGCATCAGCCTCGAGCCGGCGATGGCAGCCGACAGGCCTGCTGCATACAGGATCGGGTAATTCTCCTGGAGCCACGTGGCGAGCCAGGCCATTTCGGGACGGTCATGCATGCGTTTCATCCTTCAATCCCACAAATTCACCACTTGGCGTTGTTCAGCGCGCACGGCCTGTTCGGGCAGCTCAACCATGGTGCCGTGCGGGATAACCGGGCCGAGGTCGGCCAGGCCGGGGTTGGCGTCGAGCACCTGCTCGACCACGCCGGCGGTGCGCCCGTAGTGCCGCCAGCAGATGGCGTCGACGGTGTCGCCCTGTTGGGCGCGCAGGCTGGCCATCAGATCAGCTCCACGGTGGTGTGAGCGATGCCGAGGATGTTGCGGATGGCCCAGCGGGCGTCGCGGCGGTATTCGTCGGCGGTCGGGGTCAGGGCATCGGCGCGTTCGGCGCCGTCGCCAGTGGCGCTGTAGTCGCGCATGCGCTCGGCCAGCTCGGCTCCAGCGCTGCAGGCGATGGCGCGGCGGTAGAGGTGCACGAGGTAGCTCTCGCCCTGGAGCTGCGAAGCGGGCACGGCGGCGAGGCTGGCGTGGCCCTCTTCCTCGCGGGCGCGGCGGTAGAGGCTCAGCTCGCGGTTGACTTCGATCAGGGCGTTGACGGTGGCGACCTCGAGGCGGGCATCGGTCACGCTGCCGTCCAGGCGCAGGGCAGCGCGCAGGTGGGCGCCGTCCAGGTCGGGGAACCAGCCGTCGTTGATGATGGGGAACGGGTCGGCGGTTGCGGTGGCGTTGGTGGCGATGAAGGCGCTCATGGTCGCGGGCCTCGACGATCACGAATCACAATCGCCCGCGTTAGAACTGCGCGCGAAATGTCCGGGTTGGAGCGGCAGATGTCACCCAGCACTTCCCAAGCATTGCGGCTGCTAAGTGCTAGTTCACGCGGCGACGCGGGCATGATGCCGTCGCGGCCGACCGGGCCGGTACAGACCTGACGGTCGAAAGCCTCTGTTTCCGCGATGTAGCGCTCCGCCAGGCCGTCCAGCCTGATTTCCTGCTCGGTAGGCCGGAATTCGGCCTGGTAGTAACTGGCGAATGCGTTCATTGCTGAATCCTGAATCGGCGGTGGTCGGGGCTTTCACAGCTAGGCCAAGGAGAAAACCTGCTGATCAGCCCCGAGCCGCCGGGGTGCGTGGGGACGCTCGGTTAGCTGCCGGTGGCAGCGTGTTTCTTGAGGAGGCGCTCGACGCGCTCCAGATCCTTCTTGCCGCCGCTGCTGCTGTGCAGCTCGATGGCGCGGGCCAGGTGCGTGCGGGCCTCGCCCAGCTGGGCCGCCTGTTCGGCGGTCAGCGCTTCGTCCGGCACCTTGGCCAGCACGCGGCCCATGGCCAGGTGCAGCTTGGCGCGGGCTTCATCGGGCATGTCCTGGTCGCGGGTGAGCTGCTCGGTCTGCTCGAGCACACCGATGTCGAACTCTCCGCCGGCCTTGAGGGCCTTGAGCGCGGCGATGGCGATCTCTTCGGCTAACAGGCAGCCGGTGGTCCGTGCGAAGCGGTCCGGCATGGTCATGTTGTGCTCGAGCACGTAGCGGCCTATGGCGAGGGCGCCGAGGTAGTCCCCGGCGTCCAGGCGCCAGACCATCAGGGTCGTGAGCACTTCGTCCTGGGCACCGCGCCCTGCGGCCAGCACGCCGTCCACGTAGGGGGCGTAAGCCGGCAGCAGCTGTGCCTTGAGCGCGACCTTGCCCTCGGTGGACTGGATCTGGCTCAGGCGCAGGCGGTCCTGGTGCAGCTGGGCGAGTTGCAGTTCGTAGGCGTTGGCGCCGTCCATTGTCATGGCGGGGCCAGCTACCGCAGCGGCGGCAACCGCTGCGGAGATGGTCTGAAAGCGCTTGCGGGCATGGCTCATCGGTCAGCTCCTCACACGAACTCGATGTTCTCGGCCAGGGTCGCGCAGCCCAGATCTTCGATCACATAAGCGTCGTTGACCGACTCGTAGTTCTCGATGCGATCGCGCTTCGCGTTGTCCTCGACCTGCCGGCGGCGAGTGCCCTCCTGCCAGTAGATCGACAGGTTGTCGAGACGGGTAACCATCAGCCCGGTGGCTGGGAAGAACGGCACGCGTACCGCGGGCACGCCACCCAGGCGCTTCTGGCTCATGACGACGTCAGCTGCCAACTGCTCGGAAGGCGCTTGCTTCTGGTTGACCAGCGGGAAGTACTTGTCGGCCAGCAGTTGGCGGCCGCAGATGACCACGAGGTCCGGATCTTCCTGGTACCACGGCTCGATCATTTCGTTGATCAAGTCGAAGACCAACGCGTCCAGGTTGGCGTAGTCGCCGGTCTCGCCGATGCGGATCTTGCCGCTGGCTGCCACGACCTCACTCATGACGCGAGAGGCGTTCTCGACCCGCATTTTTTCCAGCCAGCCGACGTTGACATCCTGGCGCAACGGGTTGGTTGCTGGGTTGGATGTGGCGGCGCGCGAGGTGCCGTTCCAGCCGATCATGATGCGATCCAGCGCCTGACGCTTGAGGATGGCGTCGCGGATGCGGGCCTGGAAGTCCGGGAACTTGGCCCAGGCGTCCAGCTTGGCGTAGGTGATGTGGGTGTCGAAGTTGGTCTGGGTGCACAGGTAACTCCGGTCATCCAGGGCAGTCATGTCCTGGGTGGTGCGGTCAGTCGTGGTGGTGTTGGTGGTGCTTGCAATCGGACCCGTCACACCGAGACCGATCAACTCGCCGGCCTGCTCCTGCACGCCATACATGTTGATGCGGGTCAGGAACTCGCTCGACTCCTGAATGCGGGTTTCGAGGCGCTGGGCCACGCTGGGCTCAGCGGTGAATTTGGTGGTGACGTCGGACACGCCATGCAGCTGGGCAAGCTGCTGCAGGTAGGCGTTGTAAAGGGCTCGAGTTTCGTTGCGCATGGGTCTCTCCGGGTTCTGGGGCTGGGCTTGTCCGTTTCGGGTGTCAGCAGTCGGTGACGATGCGGCCGTCACCGCCGGCAACCGGCGGGCGCTGCCTGAACTGCGGGTTGTTCGGGGTAGTTGGCGCCGGGGTTTGCTCCAGCTTCTTGATCAGATCGGCGAACTCGGTCTCCAGCTTGGCGAAGCTGGTCTCCAGGCTCTTGCGGGCGGTCTGCTCGGCAGTGAGCGCCTCGGCCTGATCGGCGGAATGCTTGGCGATGGCTTCGAGGGTCTCGGCCAGCTCGCCGAACTGCTCCTCGGTCTGTTTGCCCTTGCCCAGCAGCTCGCTGACCTTCTTGAACAGGCCGGCGACCTTCGATGGGGTGTCGTCCACCTCTTCGAACTCGAGCTCGGCCGGCTCGGCAGCGGTGAAGAGGTTGTCCTTGTCCTGCTTGCGGCTGGTCAGCGTGCCGTGCTTGGCGCTGAATTCCAGGGCCTCGGTGCCGAGGCTCGCGGGGCTGTCGGTGACAGCCAGGCCGACCAGGTAGGCCTTGCCGGTGTTGGCGAACTTGGGCTGGATCTCCATGGAGGTGTAGATCTTCTGGCCCTTCTTGTTCAGGGCCAGCAGCGCGTCGTTGGGCTGGATCTGCGCGAACAGGGCGAGCTTCTTCTCGCCGTTGATCTCGATCTCGTCGGTTTTCAGGGCGAGCACGTCGCCATAGGCGCCGAACTGCGAGTCGGGGGACAGGCCCTTGATGTGCTCGACGTTGATGCGCGCGCCGTAGGTGTCGCGGTTGTAGCTGGCGGCCATTTCCTCAAGCCAGCTGCGTTCGATGGTACGACCGTCAGTGGTTGCGCCTTCGACGCCGATGCGGAACATCTTGGAGCGGTACTTTTTGCTGTTGCCGGCCATGCGGGCTGTCCTCAACTGGTGGCTGCTGGGCAGGTAGTGAGGGCATGGTCGGCAGCCCGTGCGGCGCGGGCAATTCGCCAGCCCTGTACTGGCTGGACGTACAGGGCGTCGGAGTAACGACTCGCGCGCGCGAACGGCAGCATCGGCGCCATGAATGCACCGTCCGTTGAAATTCCCGTCCAGGATCCACGCCGCACCGCTCGCCATCTGTACTGGATGGGCTGGCGGGTGACGGATATCGCCGACTTCCTGGAAGAGAAGGAAAAGACCGTCCACTCCTGGAAAACACGGGACGAGTGGGACCGGGCGGACAATGTCGAGCGGATCGGTGGCGCGCTGGAGGCTCGGCTCGTGCAGCTGATCCTCAAGGACGGCAAGACCGGCGGCGACTTCAAGGAAATCGACCTGCTGCACCGCCAGCTGGAGCGGCAGGCGCGAATCCAGCGCTTCCAGGCCGGCGGCACCCAGGCGGAGCTGAACCCGAACCTTGAGGCGCGTAACGCCGGGCCGAAGAAGGCGCCGAAGCGCAACGAGTTCGATGAAGGCGAGATCGAGCTGCTCGAGGAGGCCTTCCGCGACAGTTGCTTCGAGTACCAGCTGGACTGGTACCGGGCGATCAACATGCGCACGCGGATGATCCTGAAGTCGAGACAGATCGGCGCAACCTTTTACTTCGCCCGCGAGGCGCTGATCGACGCGCTGCTGACGGGGCGTAATCAGATCTTCCTTTCGGCAAGCAAGGCGCAGGCGCACCAGTTCAAGAACTACATGCAGGCGTTCGTCCAGGAGGCGCTGGGCCGGCAGCTGACGGGCGACCCGATCGTGCTGGCCAACGGCGCGGAGCTGCACTTTCTCGGCACGAACTACCGCACCGCCCAGGGGCGCAGCGGCAACTTCTACTTCGACGAATTTTTCTGGGTGCATGGCTTCGACGAGCTGAACAAGGTCGCCTCGGGCATGGCGCTGCACAAGAAGTGGCGCAAGACGTACTTCTCGACGCCGTCGAGCATGGGGCACCCGGCGTACAAGTGGTGGACCGGTGAGCGGCTGAACAAGGGCAAGCCGGCGGCGCAGCACGTGAAGATCGACCTGCGCCACGACACGCTCGCCCCCGGCAAGCTGTGCCGGGAGGACAAGATCTGGCGGCAGATCGTGACCATCCTCGATGCCGAGCGCCGCGGCTGCGATCTGTTCGATCTGGAGGAGCTGCGCTTCGAGTACAACGCCGAGCAGTTCGCCAACCTGCTGATGTGCGAGTTCGTCGACGACGGGGCGAGCATCTTCCCGCTGACGATGCTGCAGCCGTGCATGGTGGACAGCTGGGTGGAATGGGGCGAGGACTACAAGCCGTTCGCGGCGCGCCCGCTGGGCGACCGGCCAGTGTGGATCGGCTACGACCCGGCCGAGACCGGCGACAGCGCGGGCATGGTGGTGGTCGCCCCGCCGGCGGTGCCGGGCGGCAAGTTCCGCATCCTGGAGCGCCACCAGTTCCGCGGAATGGACTTCGCCGCCCAGGCCGAGGCGATCCGCCAGGCCTGCAACCGCTACTGGGTGACCTATATCGGCGTGGACGTAACCGGGCTGGGCTCGGGCGTGGCGCAGCTGGTCCGCCAGTTCTTCCCCAACGTGACCACCTTCAGCTACTCGCCAGAGGTGAAGACGCGCCTGGTGCTCAAGGCCTACGACGTGATCCGCAATGGCCGGCTGGAGTTCGATGCCGGCTGGACGGACGTAGCCAGCTCGCTGATGGCGATTCGCAAGACGATCACGGCCTCGGGCCGCCAGATGACCTACACCGCCGGGCGCAACGACGAGACCGGCCACGCCGATCTCGCGTGGGCGCTGTTCCACGCCCTGCACAACGAACCGCTCGAGGGGCAGACCTCGGCGAACACTGGATTCATGGAGATCTGCTGATGAGCGAACTGACCACCGCCCCCGCCGCTGGCGTGGAGGCCTTCACCTTCGGCGATCCGCTGCCGGTGCTCGATGGGCGCGAGCTGCTCGACTACCTGGAATGCTGGCTCAACGGAAAGTGGTATGAACCGCCGCTGTCGCTCGATGGGCTGGCGAAGTCGACCCGGGCGAGTGTGTTCCTGCAGAGCGGGCTCAACTTCAAGCGCAACATGCTCGAGCGCACCTTCATCCCGCATCGCCTGCTGAGCCGGCAGGCGTTCGGCCAGTTCGCCCTGGACTGGCTCTGGTGCGGCAATGCCTACCTGGAGCGGCGACGTAACAGGCTCGGCCAGCCGCTGACGCTGCAGCCGACGCTGGCCAAGTACATGCGCCGCGGTGCGGACCTGGAAACCTACTACCAGGTGCGCGGGTGGAAGGATGAGCATGAGTTCGAGCGCGGCAGCATCTGCCACCTGCGCGAGGCGGATATCAACCAGGAGGTGTACGGGCTGCCGGAGTGGCTTTCGGCACTGCAGTCGGCGCTGCTGAACGAGTCGGCCACTCTCTTCCGCCGCAAGTACTACCAGAACGGGTCGCATGCCGGGTTCATCATGTATATGACCGACGCGAGCCAGAATGAGGCGGACGTCGACGCGCTGCGCCAGGCGCTGAAGTCGGCCAAGGGGCCGGGCAACTTCCGCAACCTGTTCGTCTACGCGCCGAACGGCAAGAAGGACGGGCTGCAGCTGATACCGGTCAGCGAGGTGGCGGCGAAGGATGAGTTCGGGTCGATCAAGAACATCAGCCGCGACGATCTGCTCGCCGCGCTGCGCATCCCGCCGCAGCTGATGGGCATCGTGCCGACCAACGCTGGCGGCTTCGGCTCACTGCGCGAGGCGGCCGAGGTCTGGGCCGTCAACGAGCTGGAGCCGATCCAGGCGCGACTGGCCCAGGTGAACGAATGGCTGGGGGATGAGGTGATTCGGTTCAAGCCGTTTGAGTTGCCGGCGAAGAACTGATCGCCGCCCCGCGCCACCAGAAGCCGCCCTCGAGGCGGCTTTTTTGTGCCTGCCGATCGGCGCCCAGCAGGATGCCGCCCCATCAGCACCCGGCGCGCGCCGTCGTCCCCCCACCACGCCTGCGGGCTAAACCTATGGCATTTTCCGCACCCCTGCGGGACGGCCGAGAGCGGCCCAGGCTGCGCGCTGGAGAGGCGTTTTCGGTGACCGGCACCCCTGCGAAACCCTGCACAGGAGGCCTCTTTCTGGAGCGCCTGCGGAGCTACCCGAGCCAACCGATTTCAGAGGCGAATTCGGAAATGGGTAATTTTGGTCAGCCCCTTCCGAAATGCGGCTAGAGGCCCCGTATTTGCTGGGTTCGTCCGCTTACCTTCAAAGGTAATTTCGGGTAAGGCAAAAGGTAATTTTTCTGTAAGTGCTTGATTTTAAAGGGCTGGAGTTTTTTGGAACATGACCATCTGATTAGGTAAGTTGATTACCTCTGAATTACCAAAAAATTACCTTTAAGAATCAATCCTAAGCTACTGAAAGACAAGGCTTTCCGGCGTACCTCAAAAGGAAATTACCAAAATTACCCGTTTTTGATGGGTCAAGATAAAACGCGGCGAATCGCGCGGGAGGAGGGTTTCAGTGCCGCACACTGGTTTTCGCTGGGAACACGCTGGGAACGATCACGCCCATATTTACCCAGGCCCAGATACGCGAAAGCCCCGGATTCCGGGGCTTTCAGCACTTCAGATGGTGCGGACGGAGAGACTCGAACTCTCACGGTAGCGCGCCCAAGGTACTGATTTTACTGGCCTTCACCCTCACCGCTTGCCCGTCTGGGTTCGTTTTGGGAACACGGCCTCGCCGGGCGCCGCCGCGCAGGCATGAAAAAGGCGGCTCGCAGGCCGCCTTGGGTGGTTTCGCTGGGATCAGAGCTTGAGCGCGTGCTCGAGGATGCCGACCATGTCCGGCCCGTCGTCGTTGATCCACTTGCCGTAGTGCTTGCGGATCATGTCGGTGGACGTGTGCCCCATCTGGTCGGCGATCCACTCCAGCGGCACCGCGCCGGTGGTGAGCAACTGGCTGGCGAACGTGTGGCGGCAGTTGTTCGGCCCGCGGAAGCGCACCCCGGCCGCTTTCAGGTGAGGACGCCAGAAGCCCTTGAGCAGCATGTCCGAGCTGGTATGCGCCGCGCCGGTGCTGGAGTTGTGAAACACGAAACGCAGCTTGCGCACCCGCACCGTCTTGTTGTCCCGCTCGGTGACGTCCACCAGTACCGGCTCCAGATCGCGGGTCAACTCCGCCTGCGCCTGCAACGCCTCGCGCGCCGGCCGCAGCAGCCTCACCTCGCGCACCGAGCGCCGCGTCTTCGTCACCTTATAGTGGCCGCGCACCTGGGAACGCTGGAAGCGGACGATGCCCTTGTCCAGGTCGACCACATCCTCCCAGGCCAGCGAGATCGCCTCCGACACGCGCGGCCCCGCCCAAATCATGAACTGCGCCAGGTTGCGCTCCTGCTCGCGCGCGGTCTCCGTCGAGAGGATGGCATCGATCTCCTTGCGGTCGAACGGATCCGGATCGTCCCGATCCGGCACCCGCACCCGCAGCCCCTCGGTGGGGTCATGCGCCATCCGGTTGCGCATCCGGTACAGCCGGAAGATCTGCCGCACCAAGGCGATGATCTCGTTGACCGTCTTGTTGTGCAGCTTCGGCATCAGCTCTGCCTGGACCCACTCCTGCAGGTCAAGGTGGTCGATCTGGTCGGCCTGCCGCGCACCCCACTTCGGGCGGATGTGCAGCTCCGCCCTGCCCTCGTAAACCCTGAATCCGGACGGCGCCACCTCGTTGCGCTTGATGTTCAGCCACAAGTCGATGAAGTGGCCGAAGGTGTTGGTCTTCACCTTCACCGAATGGGGGAAATGGCGGGCATAACTGAACGTGCCGTGCTTGATCTCGTGCCGGATCAGCCCGGCCAGCCGGCTGGCCTGCTCGATGTTCGCCGGCGAGGCATCCCCTGGGAACGGCTCACGGCACAGCTCGCCCTGGTAGCGAAAATAGACGCGCAGCGAATTGCCGCGCACCTCGACGCCTTCGTGCATGGTCGTGCTCACTTGATGGAAACGGCGGGAGTCTATGCCCCGCCAAAGCGAGAGGCCCGTTGCCGGGCCTCGAATGGGTTGGTGTGATTTCTAGAATCGATCGTTAACGGAGCTCATGCGCCACCTCGGTGATTGGGCAGAGCGGCGCGGTAGGCGTCCAGCGCTTGCTCGGCCTGCCTACACGCATGCACGCGGTAATCGACGTGGCTGATGTCAGAGTTCGGGTACTGCCGCACGATTGCTTCCAGTGCTTCCACCAGCCCGCTCTGCTCCGGCTGCTGGACGGTCTGCGCGATGGGGGCGGCAACGTGTGTCTCGGCCAGAATCCGATAGCGGCCGCTGCATTTAGGGCAGGCCGCTCCCATCACGTTCTCTTTGCAGCAGTCAGGGCACTGATCCTCAACCGGGCTCGGCCCGCTCCAGTCACACATCGCGCACGTCGCGTCTGTCTGGTGAGCGTCGTTGATGCCGACATGACCGCAGTCCGTGCACTCGCGGCACTCAACGTATGCAGGCTGCTGCTCGGTCTGCGCGGGGCGTGTGAGTGACGCCACGATACGATTGTGCTGCGCGACGGTCATCAGAGGCGTCTCTACCTTCGCACACACCTCAAGGGCGATACCGCACTCTTCCGCCGTCAGAACGTCGCCAGATTTGTACAGGACGGCCACCACCTCCGGAGCCTCCAGCTCATCCGGCGCCGGGGCTGGCTTGTTTTGATGATGCTGGCTCATACGACCTCCCCCGGATGCACAAACAACTCCACCCCACTGCGCAGCAAGTCGCGCTGGGTTTCGCGTAGCAGGGTTGGGTCCAGGCCCAGCTTGCGGGCCAGGGCTTCGGCGGCCCAGCGGGCGCCCATCGTGTTGCTGGCGGTGCGCTTCTCGCCGCGCACGGTGGCCACGTAGGTGCCGGTGGTGAAGCGGGTGCGGATTTCAGTTGGCATGCTGCACCTCCACCCGCTTGAACTCGACCACCCAAACCCAGGGGTTGGCGTGCCATCTCTCATGACCGTTGATGGAGACCCACAACGCTGAGAACAGCTCATACGGCGAGTAGCCATTGCCATCAGGGTCAATATCATTTTCGCAGCTAAGCACTCCCTCGGCCTTGGCCTGCACCTCGGTGATGGCCTGCAATCGCTCGACACGCACGTTGGTGATCTCCAGCATGATGCGAGAGGCCCAGCGTGGCATGTGGATGCTGGGTCGCCACCGCGCCTGGTGCAAATCCGCATACCAGCAGCAGAAGTCGTACTTCTTCCAGCGCTGATCGACGTAGTTGAAAGCGCCATCTTCATCAAGGAAAAGCTCTTCCGCCATCAGGTCACGAATATAACTATCCGCACGATATGCGAGCGCCGGAGCGCCGCACATATTCACGTCAGACCATGTCTCGCGCACCCATAGTCGGTCGCCTGGCTGGCCGTATGGGCATTGAAGAATCGAGAAGCACCCACAGCCATCGTTGTCTATGCCCAGGTATTCCGCTGCCATACCCGGTCCTGCCGCGCCAGTAATGCGCCCGGCCTGTTTAGGCTTCACGACGCGCCGCGTCACCGTCTTGTGGCCTTCCAGGATGGCTCGAACCATCGCGCCGTTGAACAAAATCGGACGCTCACGCATGGCTAGGCTCCTCCTCAAACAACGTCTCCCAGGGCGAACTGACCTGGTTCAATTTCTTTTTGCCGGCATTGCGCTTGATCATGCTCGGCGTCTCTGCGTAGCAGGCCTTGCACATGGTTCCGAGGCCGTCCGGGCGGGAGGCCTGGCGGAAGAAGAACTCGGTATCGGCGGGCCAGAACTCGCCGCATTTGCGGCAGAGCTTCTCGGGCACCCCGGTGATGGCCACAGGTTGATAGTTGGCGGCTGGGTTATGCTGTGCCCCGCCTCCCTGGGTGTGATGTGCTTGCATGGTGCTTCTCCTTGGGGTTGGTCAGGCCCTGGTGAGTTGCCGCTCACCGGGGCCTTCTTGTTTTCAGCGTGCGATCAGCAGGAACAGGTCCGGCAGGTGGTTGGCTGCGGCCAGCAGACCGGCCAGGCCGGTGCCGATCCAGCCGGTCATGGCCAGCCGGGCGCGCAGGCTGAGGCCTGGTTCGTCATCGTCGTAGTGCTGCATGGTGCTTCTCCTTGGGTTGGTGCCGGTTGCCGCCGGCGGTGGCTGAAGCTGGACACTTCAGTTCGTATCGATCGGAAAGCAGTGCGAATGCCGCTGCTGCCACGCGTGGATCCTGTCCATTGCCAACGGCTCTAATGCGGTCCACCTGATAGGCCACGTCGTCAGCCACTCGCACCAGTCCGGGTTCAGTCGCCCGTAAAACCCCTTTGTGGTCGGCGGCGTACTCAACGCGACGATCACTGGAAGGTCGGGCGAAATACCCAAGCGCCGCTTGAAGTAGTCCAGGTTGGAGGTCCACTGCTCTCCGTCGGAAGCCTTGAGCGTCGGCCACAATCCATACCCTTTCGCGGGCCTGGTCACCGCCAAGGTCGGCAGTTCCCAGCACTCCCCATCGTGCATCGAACCCCATCGAGGCCAAGTCACCGAGCACGACGTCAATTCCTCGAACAAGCAGCGCTGCGACGTTTTCCACGTACGCGTATCGCGGTTGAACCTCGCGAATGATCCTGGCCATTTCTTTCCACTGGCCGCTGCGCTCACCCTGGATGCCTTTCTTTTCACCGCTGTTGCTGATGTCTTGGCAGGGAAACCCGCCCGAAACCACGTCAACAATTCCGCGCCACGGCTTTCCGTCAAAACTGCGCACGTCAGACCAAATCGGGAAAGCTGGCAGGGCTCCATCGTTTTGTCGTTGCGCCAGAATTTGTGCTCCGTAGGCATCACGCTCAACGGCGCAGACGGTGCGCCATCCCAGCAGGTGGCCTCCGAGAATTCCTCCACCAGCGCCCGCGAAAAGAGCCAGCTCATTCACGCTTACCTCCGCTCTGGTCGGGGTTCTGGAAGATCCAGCACTTCACGGTGGTGCCGCGCTGGGTGAGTTGGTTGTTGCGGCGGTTGAAAGCGGCGCGCACGGCGCTGTCCACGCCCTTGTTGTGGGTGAGGTATTTGCGGGAGCGGCTGTTGGGCAGCAGGGTGCGCAGGGTCGCCACGTCCGCCAGCTTCTGCTTGTGCTCGGCGGCGCGCTCGGCGAACTCGTTGAGGTTGATGGCGATCACGTCCGGCTTCTTAGAGTGGTCGACCACCGGGTCCTCGCTCAGGCCCTGCAGGTAGTCGAACACCTCCCAGAACTCGGCCACCTCGGCCGGGTCGGCGTTGACGGCGGTCTGGCGAGCCAGCGCCATGGCGACCAGCTCGCGCTGCGCGCCGGCGTGCTGCCGATCGGTGAGCGGGATGATCAGCCGCAGGCAGTCGACCAGGGCGAGCAGCTGCGCGTGGTTCTTGATGATTCGCTCGATGCGGATCTCTTTCAGCTCGCGCAGCGCCTGCTCATGCACCTTCACCTGGGCACGGAAGGTCTCCAGCACCTTGCCCTCGGCGCGGGCGGCCATGAGCAGGAAGTGCGACACATCCATGGCGCTCAGGTGGTTGAGGTTGTCCGCCGCGGCGCGGCTGGCGGCGGTGACCTCGGGGCGCACGAAGTGCAACTTCACGATACGGGTGAGGATCGCCTCGCTGGCCATCACAGTGGCGTTCTGGCTGATGACGATGGTGCCGCGAAACGGTGGCTCGTAGGTCTCGTTGCCGGCGGTCTTCACGCCGGTCACGCCCAGGGTGCCGCCGTTGAATAGCGGTTTCAGCTCGTCCCAGTCGTAGGCTTTGGCGGCGCCGCGGTCGTTGTCGCTGCGGTCGGCCTCGAGCAGTACCAGCGGCATGCCGGAGACCTGCCCCATCCACCGGCGCAAGCCGGCTTTGGACATTTTCGAAGGGTCCTTGCCCTCTTCGTCCGGGCGGCCGAGCAGCTTCCAGAGGAACATCAGCAGGGTGCTCTTGCCGGCGCCGGCCTCGCCCGTCACTTCCAGGAAGGGAAAGCTCTGGTACTCGTCGCGGATCTGCTCGGCGAACAGCGAGCCGAACCAGAACGCCAGCGCGACGATGCCCTGGGTGCCGAAACAGGTCCACAGCCAGTCGAGCCACTCGGCACGGTAGCCCTCGTCGGTACGCGCGATTTCCAGGCGGATCGACTTCTGCAGCGTCTTCAAGCGCAGCTGTTTGAACTCGAAGTAATCCTCCTTGTTGGCCTGCTCGAGCACGCCCCCGCGCACGGCCAGGTCACCGAACACGTAGCAGCTGTGTTCCTTGCTGTAGCCGATGTAGTCGATGGTCTTGACGGTTTTCAGGCCGTAGAGCTGGTCGCGCATGATGCGATCGAGCTGCGCACCGGTACCGGTGAACACCGCGCCGGCCGCCATGCCGAGCAGGCGCTTCTTGAACTCGCTGGCCGCCGCTACCTGGCCGCCAGTGAAGGTGTTGCGCACCGTAGGCTCATCGTGGGGGAAGTCCACCCGGAAGTAGTACCAGCTCTCGTCCGTCACCTCGTTGCGCTGGAAGTACAGCGCCTGCGGATAGCAGTTGGCGATTTCCACCACCGCGCCGCACTGCTGCAGCGCCTTTTCAGTCATCTGCCGATCATTGAGCAGCTGGTCGTCGTGGTGCTCGCTGCCTTCGAGCGCCTGCTTGGCCTTGTTGAACTTCTCCAAGTCCATCTTGAACCAGTACAGGCGGTTCTCGAACGCGAAGTGAAATTCATGCCGCTGGCGCCAATCGAACATCAGCGCGCCCTTCTCCGCCGCGCTTTCGGCCAGCAGTAGGCTGCCGTGGTAGCGCGCTTCGCGCAGGTCGCGCTCGATCTGCTCCGCGCGCTTGTCGTCGCCCTCGATGAAGGCCCAGCGCTGGTGGAGGTCGTTCCAGTCCACCTTGCGGTCGCGCTGCGGGATCTGCGCCGCCTCGCAGCTAAACCCGAGTTCGCGGGCCTGCTTGGCCCAACGGCGGGTGTAACGGTGGGCGCCCGGCTCGTTGTCCAGTGCCCAGACCAGGCGCGGCAGCGAGCGGCCGGCCTCAGCGCAGGCCTTGACCAGGGCCTTGAGCGACTCGGCGGGGAAGGCATTGCTGCTCATGGCCGATACGGCGGCAGTGTCGTGGTGCAGCAGCGCGATGGCGTCGAAAATGCCCTCGACGATCCACAGTTCGCGCACCTGCAGCAGGTCCAACGACGGCGGGCACCACCAGTAGCCTTTCATGCTCTGGCCGGGGGCGAAGCGCGCCTTCTGCTTGCCGAAGCGGTGCGGGCGGTCGATCAGCCGCTCCCAGTAGCCGCCTTTCTCCAAGGTGAAGCGCACCGTGGCGCTGCCCTGGGCGAGTTCGCGGCTCCAGTAGTTCTCCTGGCTGTACCAGCCACGGATCAAGCCCAGGTCGAAGCCACGGGCGAACTGCAGGTAGGCATCGGCGCTGGCGGCCGGCGCCTGCTCGGTGCTCGGTGCGCGCTTGCTCCAGTCATCGAACAGGTCGTCGAACAGCTCTTTCACGTGCCACTGCTCGCCGCACTTGCTCTCGCGGCCGCACTTGATGAACCAGGGCTGGTCGTAGCGGGCATAGAGCTCCTTCTTGCCGCAGCTCGGGCAGGTGCCGCCGCGCAGGTAGTCGGTACCGGCGCGGCGCTTGAGGCCGAAGTCGGCCTCGAAACGGCGCAGCACTTCATCGCGGATCTGGCGGTCCATTTCTTTCATTGGGCCGGCCCCCAGACGAACTCGTGCATTTCTTCTCGCAGCGCCTTGTGTTCGTCG